TCCCGAAGCATCTCCGACTTCTCCCTCCCCAATCCTCTAAAGTTACAATCCAGTTAATCATATTCTTTTTCCCGAAAATAAAATCCAAAAAGATTTTCATTTCGGCAACAAGTTTTTGATCTAACTGTACATAAAAAACTCCACCATTCCGTAGGAGTTTATAGCAAAGACTTACCCAAGAAAAATTTGGGTCCTCATAAATCATGTCCGCATACACACAATCCACAATTTCCCCGTTCTCCAATAAATCCTGCATAACCCTTACATTGTCCCCACAGTATAACCTCTCAGTCATGGATAAAAATCCTACCTTTTCCCTGTAAAGGGCCAGATTACTTTCAAGAATTTTTCAGCCTGATTTCAAATTCCACAAACTCCGCCAACACAATCCTCATTAGCCTCGAAAATCACACCTTTTCGTTGCCGGGCATATTCGAAATCAACTTGAGTAAGTGGCTGCCCGCCTCTCGCACCATCCGGGTATGCGGTAATTCCCCTTAATTGGGGTAAATACTTATACAAAATTTTTCCAAAATATTCTGGATCATCGTTACCAACAGTACCAAATGCAGGGAGATTCACTGTAGAGGAAATAGAATTATCCACATACTTTTGAACAAAACTTTGAAAGGCCACTCTCCGCTCCACATCTAAAGAAAGAGAATAAGCATCCTCGATATCATTAGGATTAATTCCCTGCTCTACTAATCTTTCTGCAACAAAATCCACCACGTATTGTTTTTTCCACCCATCAGGAGTTAGATACCTTCTTTGATATGCTGTAGAAAAAATAGGTTCAATTCCGGAAGTAGTCATTCCACCAGCAATTGCTGTAGAACCGTTTGGAGCAATTGCACGAACTGCTACAGGAGTATTATAAGAAAGCTGATCCGCCCATTTTTTAGCGGAGAGATCGGATGTGGATTTCCAGGTAGCAAGCCATGAAGCAAGCTCCTCACTTTCACCATAAGGTTTCCCCCTAAGAACCATCCACTCATGCATCCCCATTAAACCTAATCCAAGCCTTCTCTGTCTCCGTTGGACTTCTTTTGCCTTTGATGTAGGAACATCGGAATATTCTGTACCGACTAAAAGAAATAAAGTTGCTAAATCAGTAACCCACGACAGCTCTTCTATCGTAGAAATCCTACCGAGATTTAAGCTACCCAAGCAACATACATCTGAATCCTCAGAAGATACAACCTCTGTGCAATTATGCGCAACAACCCCTTCAACAACTCCCCAATGATATTCTGGTAGGGTAAAGTCATATACATCCTCATTAAAAGTAGGCGTTATTGATTTAACAAACGGTGCTCCTTTAGTTAGTAATTCTGTAAGTTTCTCCACTTTGTACAATTGATAGAAATTTATTTTATTATAGAAATTTGTCCGACTTTCGAAATCAGAAATATTTAAATCATAGCTCTCTTTTACTGTATAGGTACCATTTTTAAAAACAACCTCATGGGATTTATTCGTAGTTACATAAGAAGAGATAGAAAAACTGTCTTCTAGCAACTCTTGAAGTTGTTTTATAAACCTAATACTCGTTGCTTTATAACAAATACGCCCATAATTATTAATAGTACCATTAGCAGAAAAACACCCCCTTAAAAAAGAAGCAAGTTTATTAGTATCCCAAGTTTCAATGTTACTAGGAAACTCCCTTTCCGGAAGCTTTTTATTATCAAAACCTAGGGCAAGTAGGTCCTCTTTTATATCTTGTAAATAAATAGACCGCTTCCCCGTGGTATACTTTCTGCCCTCTAGTAGTTTCAGAATATCTGAGTCCTTAGCTCCAATATTAACCTCAACACCACGATGTTGGTCAGATTTTAATCTACCAAGATCCCCATCTCCCTGAATAAACCCTAACAAGGTATAATAACCATCTAATACCGGATATCGAAGATAGGGCATAAGCTGGGTTCCTTTGGCATTTCCAGCTTTAATTTCATTTCCGGAAGTATCTCGAAAAAGGTGGTCTTCTGTACAGCGTATTTTTTTATTCGTCGACAGATTTAATATCACAACCGGTTTATTTCCGGTTTTTCGGACAACCCCAAGAACTTTGTTTCCTAAGGCATCGACGAGCTCTTGTTCACCCAGTTTAAACAAGTTTTCTAGGGAAACATAGCCGTTCGGAGTAAGGATTCTCATATCTCCAGTAAAACAAGCGTTGCGGAGTGATTCTTCCCGATTACTATAGTCTACAGAAAAACCGGGTTCTCCGGTCTTTACCATCCTGTTAATTACACGCCAGTAGATTTGCTGTGCCTGGGAATACTTGGGATTATTCTCATCCTCAAAAGCCTCGAAAAAATCTTTGGTTAAGATTACAGAGATATTGGTCATATCCATTGCTGCCGGAAAATCAAAATCCTTTTCTTTTAATTTACGAACATCGGGACTCCAATTTTTCATCTCAATAAAATCAAGAATATCGGGATGTGCCCAGTTTAGCCCGGCCCAAATTGCCGAACGACGCTTACCACCAGACATAACTCCTCTACCAATCTCATTAATTACATTCATAAGTGGAAGGGGGCCAGAGGATTCTCCACCGCTTCTTTTAAGTTTTGCTCCCCTCTCCCGAATCCTAGAGTAATCTATTCCAATCCCCCCTCCGGACATTAGCATAACCGTCGATTTACTCGCTAAGTCGCCCCAGCCTTCACGGGAATCTTCTGCACGTAAAAGATAGCAATTGTTTACCTGGTGGTATTCTCTCCCAGCCTGGGCTAAAAACCTTCCACCAGGAATAAATTTTCGTTCTGAAATAATGAGTTTAATTGCATCTCGAATATCCTTACTAATAGAAGGAGCCACAGAAAAAACACTGTCTACAACCCTGCTTGCAATCTCTTCCCAAGTTTCGAAACTCCCACCTGTTTTTGGGTGGGAGTATCTTAATTGCATAATACTATTGGCGAAATCTGTCAGCACTTATTAATCCTCAACTAGCAGAAAGCAACAATGCCAGATTCATCCCCTGCTACTGGAATGTCATCAGCAATAATAAAACAACCTGTATTATTAACAGAAAAAGTATACAGTGGGAGGTAGCCCCCCTCACTAATACTGACAACTTTGTGATTCTTCTTAAAGAATCCTTTAGCTTTTCTAAACGGATAATGTACTCGATTATGATCAGCTATGGAAAGTAACTCAAGATTATCCAAATTATTATTAATCTCTTGGAAATCTTTGTGGTGGATAATCATTCCTTCCGGAACCTTCCCATGATAATATTCCCAGATAAGACGGGCGATATATCTATGTTGTACTCGACCATTAGCCCAACCATATATTCTCCAGTGTCCATCTCTATGTATAGAAGCAGAGAACGCCTTTACGGACATACCTGGTCTTAAATCCAATGCCTGGATTGGATCTCCACGAAAAGCTGTAAAATGGAAATCTTTCTTTACCGAAATTTTCAGTCCACTATCAAACTCAACCAATACGGTGGGAAACTCTCCCACTGCTTGTACTCCCTCAATTTCCCCAACATCCGGTAGTCTAGTTTCCGGATTCCACGAATAGACTAAAACTCCCTCTGTATTTTCGAGGGAGCTAATCTCCACCGCCTTTTTATAGACGGTATGAATTTTTGTATTTCCTGCAATCATTTCATAATCCTTTAGTTATTATTAAAATACATATACAAAGCACGTAAGAAAATAACCATTCCATTAGTCATAGCTCCGCCAGTGACAACATCAGCAGCGGTACTAAAAGCGGTAATTGCCCCAATAGCAATTTCAGCCCGGTAGCCATCACGGCGATAAACTTCATGCAGTACCGAAGTAGGAACGTTACTATCTTTTCTTTTCCAAAGTGTCATACTATTCTCCTATACAAGATGAATTTTCTTCTTTTAGCCACACAGATTTATATTTCTGTAGAGTGTCTGCTAAACACTTTTCACAATAAACTGACCACCATCCACCTACCCGTTCCAATTGTCCGGGGGCTCCACAACCCTCACAAGTATCCTCAGCAAGGATTTCATACTTCTGGATTACATCTTCTATTTCTTCTGTAACATAGGAGGTATAGATTCTTAATCCTCCCCACTTCTCTTTAATTTGTAGTATGCTAAAATCTGGCGAAAGATTTAGTTTCGCCAGATCAAACAAGCATTTTACAACTAGAGACATCCACCCGTTCCCAACAGAACAGCTAAGAACGGGGAAGGGTACCTCTTTAATCTCCGGTTTCTGGTAATCCTTCATCATCTTCATTAACCTCCGGATGTGTCAACGTTACAATCATGGTACTAGAGCCCTCTCCGAATTTGAAGTTAGCCGCAATACCAGAAGCTACAAGAGCTTCAAACTCTTCAATACCAACCTCAAAAGTAGAGATGTCAAACCGATCCATTACAAAAGCCAAAATCTGGGATAGTTGGGCACGTTCCTTACGGAAGAAATCATAAGCTTCAACCATATTTAGAAGCTCTGCATTCATAGTCTTAAAGACTTTATCCCTACCCATGATAGTTTTCCAGTCATCAGGTGTTAGTTGATCAAGATCGTTCATTATCGTGGGCTCCCTTTATCCAAAGTAATCCTAATATCCCCATCTGGAAAAGTCTCAACATTTAATTTATAACGAGATAATTCCCCGTTGTAAAACTGATCCATAAACTCCGGGCTTAGATAAACACTATCCCCATTATCCTTAAGAAAGAAAGCGAGAAGCGCAACAAAAAACCGATTCCGCTCCCAAACCAGGGATTCAATCTGATTTGTCAAACTATCCGTCTTACTTACACTAAACAAACCTGTCTCCATAGTATCTCCTTTAAAACGCAATCCGAATTAGACCTAACAAAGAAATTAAAAGTACCAAAGAAATTACACCCCCCAATAAGAAACCTACTAAAACACTTGGCGGTTTAATCTTCTTAATCTCCACACCAATAATCATCAAAAAGATGAGTAGAAATGTGAAAAATGCCGCCAAATAACTTCCATAAATCAAACCTTGTTCCTCAGATAACATACCTATCTCCTTAGCTTGGGTTCTCCAGTTGGGTAACAATTCCACCACTCGATCCCCTAGCAGTCCTTGTTTTGTGAATAGATTCCAAAGGAACCTCTACAAACTCGAACTTGAAAAATGGTAGCACAATCATCTGTGCAATTGCGGTTCCTACTGGGATTCTCAAGACATCCCCAGAAGTATTCATAACTTTTACAAGCAACTCACCCTGGTATCCTCCATCCACAATTCCACCACCAACTAGATAATTACGAGAACTCTTATTTGCAATCCAGACAAAAAAACCATCCGGAACTTCTACAGTAACCCCTGTTCTCACAATTCCAATACCGCCGTCCGGGATTTCACTATACTCTAAAGCATATAAATCCATCCCAGCATCTGTTGGAGTTTTCCTAGTGGGTAACTTTGCTGACTTATCCATCTTAGCATACTTTGCCATAAATTTATACTCCATCCTTCTTATCCTCCTGTGACAAGGCCAGACCTGCCGCAAAAATAAACAAAGAAAATAAAAATACTTCCCAGTTATTACACACAACTGCTAGAAAGCACGCCACCGCGGAAAGCACCAACATAAGACTACAAATAATAAACTTACTTCTTAGCACTAGGCTCTCCATTCTGAAAGATTTGACTCAACTGGTAACTAGCAAACCAATGTCCCTGTAAATCAGAGAGCTCCTGTATATAAAGAGAATGATTATAAATCTTCTTAACCTGGGAATCAATCTCACTCTTATGTGCATCACAATATTCTTCAAACGTCACTTCGAACTCCTTTGATATAAATACATCGAATGCTCCTCTATAAGAGCTTCGAGCTCCTTTACATTTCCACCCGCATTAAAGAAATCTACAAGATCGAACTTATCATCGTAACCGGGAAATGTAAAAATTTTTGTTCTGTATTGTCCTAAACACGAGGCTACAATCCCTACCCCATGCTTTCCTGCTCGATCATTATCATAAATAACAACGATCTCTTTCTGCCGCATAAAATAAATAAACCATTCAGTAAGCCAACCACCGGAACCAGCATTCCCACTAACAGCAGGTAGTCCCTCTTGAGTAAGCCTAAGACAATCTGTCAACCCCTCTGTAATATAGACTTTATCCGTAAACTTTAGAATATCGGAATTGAATAAAACTGGTCCGACATTCTTATAATAATTCGTAATTGACCTCTTACCGTTTATATTATCCGATCTCAGTTGGAATTGCCTGAGTGCATTATCCATAAAGATCGGAACTGTATTGTAATTATTGTACCACCCCAATCTAAATCTGTCAATGGTTGAATCACTAATCCCCCTATTATACCAATACTGCCTCTTATCCTTCTCCTGACCATACTCAAAGAATACATCTACAAGCTTGGGATAAACATAGACATCACCAACTTTTGTATTTACAGTAAGAGTAAATGTATCTTCATACTCATAATTAGCAAGGTATTTCTTAGCTTCGGGGAAAGATAACTTTCTTACTCCCATTAAGTATGAAATTGCCCCGCCAGATAGCTCTTTACTATTCCAGAAAAAGATTCCTTTTTCCTTGTCTAAAACAAGGCTATCGTGGTCGGTGGCTTTGCCCCACCGAGAATTCTCCTTTGTTTCAAACCCAAAATCTTCATCAATTAACTTTGCTAGAATTTCGGCATTTCTAACCATGCTGCCTCCTATTCTTCTTCAAGTAATTTTTCTTTCTCTTCTCGGCGCTTTTTAATTTCCTCAGATCGCTTTTTCTGTAGTCTCGGATAGTCTTTAGTCCCTGAGCCATCTACCACCATACCATAACGACGACGCTGGATTTTCCGTTCTCGACGTACAGCTTTATCTAGTTTCATATTGTTCTTTCAAATACTCCATTTTTGAAAATAACTCTATTCTATTTTCCACCCGGTTTTCTCTCCGACTCTCTGGATAATTTCCGGGTCGAAAACAATCTCTAATTCCCCATTTTCTAGGGTGTACACTGTTTTACAGAAATTACAGACTAGGTACTTATTCGGACTTAGAGTAACGATTCGGAGACAGGATCTACAAACCCCACACTTAGCCATTTCTATTTTTCTTAAAGATAGCTGAAATAGTCATTATAGCAATCGCAAAAATTGCTGCAACAACTGCTACCTGTAAGCCCTCCTTTGGGAGATCGTTCCCAAAAAGAATAAGCACCAATAAGATTAATAACGCCCCGGTTGCAATATCCATCATTATGCTCCACTTGTCATAACATGATCTGGATCAATATAAGGTAACGGTGGTAATTCAGTTGTATACACGTAGATAACTTTATGTTCCTCTTTAAGGATAGAAATTACCTCTAACAAGAAATCCACCGCATCCCTTTCAAAAACATAAGTACCATTATCAACCATTCGTTGAATATTTCGTAAACGACTTTCATCATGTTCTGCTAAAATCATTTTATCAATCTCCTTTGAGCTCCTGAAGTGACTCGAACACTCATGAATCCATTAACCTTTCCACTAGTTAGAAACAAGGGGGTATACAGGAGCATACAGCACCTGGGGTAGGATTCGAACCTACAACAAGGCCGTCGCCCGTCTCGCCATTCGACTACCCAGGTATAACACATAGTCGTAAGGGGGATTCGAACCCTCATTTCACTGTAAACACGGTGGTCTTCCCAAGTTAGACGATTACGACTACAAAAAAAAAAGGAGAAAATCTCCAGCAGGCTACCACCCCTGCTGAATAGTGCCCTCGGGGAAAATCGAATTCCCATGAACAGATTGAAGGTCTGCTATACTAAGCCATTATATGACGAGGGCAAAACTGTGCTCCCGGAGAAACTCGAATTCTCATGAGTAGATTGAGAATCTACTATACTAGGCCGTTTATATGACGGGAGCGCATGTGTATTATTTAGTTATTAATGTTCTATACTTCTATTATACACTAACCCCTCGTCTTGTCAAGAGTGAATATCTGTATAGCCGGTTTGGGGATCGAACCCAACTTATAACGAACTTATGGAGATCGCAAGACACCAAGCCTTCCACCGGCAACAAACTAACCCCTACTTAGATCATCAATGTAAGACTGTAGACGAAACATTGCCGCTACAATCGCTACACCAATGAGTACAAATACAATACTCAGATAATCCTGATGCTTTGCATACGAGATAATTAGGGGTACTCCTAAAATAATACTAGTAATAATCCCTACCATAATAAATACAAAACTCATCCCTCGTAATAAATTTGGCATTTTAACCTACTCAGGCAGACTTTCACTGTATGCTTTATACTTCTTAAGGCTGGTTTCATAGTAGGCTACTGATAGAGTAGCATTCAAAGTTACTAAGATAACTTCTTTCAGAAAAAGCATAAAATCAGTAGGAATCTGATATTCACCAATTCCCAGCCAAGCAAGTAGAGGTCGAACCAAGACACCCAGGGCAGCTAAGAAGATAAAATAGAATTTATCATTAAAGTTTACGCCGGGTTCGCCCATCCAGCGGCGAAGTAACCACTTCAACCCCTCAAGCAACAACATTGATACTGCCGGAGCAGTAACCACTAACTCAATCTCATTCATCGTAACTCCTTATCATAAATTATACTAAGAGCACCTTTTGCTCTTTCTTTTAATTCTACCATAGATCGTGCATCATTGTCAATACGGAAATCATACCAATCATCATCTGTTAAAGAAGTTTCCGATGGGTGATTATAAAACTCCGTACTCCAAAGAGCCTCATGTTTTGGTGCGTTCACACGAACACTATAAACATAAAATCCCTGGTTTTTTAGATACTCATACTCATTCGGGTAGCGCCAATCATCAATGATAACACACCCGGTACGCCAAACCATATCAGAAATCAGGACACCTATTTTAGAAATCCAGATATCCGGGTTATAGTCTCTACCCATCTGCCCAATATTTTGTAAGAGGGCTCTTCCTTTATCATCTTTTACACCATTCCACCCAAACTCTTCCCTAGCACACTCCTTTACAGGATAGGCAACCGGAACAATGTTTGTTAGAATTCCATTTGATACAAGAACCTCAGACATTACCTGAGCAACAGTAGATTTCCCGGTTCCTGCTTTACCACTAACTAAGATTATCTGAAATCTAGCGGGTAAACTTCCCCACCGCTTCTGGTCCGTCTTCATCAAGAAATTCATAATATTCTGATAAAATCCCTTCTAAAATTTTAATACTGATGTATTCATTAAATACTAGAAATTTCAATATAGCTGCAAGAGTAGAAATAGAGATAATAACTCTAGTATTTGTAGCAATGAAAAATCTATCCCCCTCATCTTGCCTAAAAACTAAGCTATTAACTCCTTCTAACCTATTGACTCGTATCATCAGGAGCCTCCGGAAGATTGAAAAGATCTCCGCGAACAGCATACAAATACATCAGAATCTCATTGGAGGTCTTCTTAACTCCCTCCTCCTCAGACTCAGCAACATCAGAAACTTCTAAAACTTGCTGCTCCCAATTCTCCAAATCAGAAGACCTGCGATGCACAACCTGATGGGTAATATCATACTTACCATCTTCCCGCTGAATAGACCGAATAATTGTCATCATTTCTTTACCGTGCATTTTAAATCTCCTTTACACACTACGCTTATTCCACTGCCGAGTAAACTCTAACCGATCATGCAATTCTTCAAGAATATCAACATCCCCTAAATTATGATCAAGAACGTACTTCAAAGAAGCGGGATCACCGTACTTTGCTTTTCTCCACGCATCCTTACTAATCGGGGTTTTACCAACAATACCCAAGTAATCACAAGCATTATCAAGCGATTTACGAGAAATTTTCAACTTGGATTTTACAGTGTAGTAAACATCCCAATGGTATAAATCACCATACCCAGGAAATGGGATATTATAATGCAAAGCTTTTGCACGCATATATGGAAAATCGAAACCTGTATTATGACATGGATAACCCTCTACAATATAAGTACCTGTAGAAGTTCCTAGACCACAAACCTCCATATTACCTACAGGAGTAATAGATACTATCTCCGTTTGCTCAACAATCGGCAGTATACCCAGCTTTTCTATGTCCAATTTAAAAAGTTTACTGGGCCTAATCTCCCCAAGAAACTTTAATTTGTCCGCTTTTGAGCCTGTAATTGTAATAACATGCTGATCCCCATGTTGCGGATCATATTTTCTAGTTGTAAATTCATAACCTAAACGTTCAAGTGCCTCACAATAACTATCATAGGTCGCCTTATTAACAACACTATTTTGGGAAGCATTTATCATGAGATTCCACTGTTCCATGTCTCTATCATCATGCTTAGCAGCTTGTGAAATACTACCCTCTCCATCAAAAAACCCAGAAACGTAACCAGCATCCTTCTCTTTTGACTCTTCCCATACGTCGAATACCTTTGTTAGGGTATTTATTTTATTATTAAAATGCAGCAATTGGCCGGTGGTTCTCCATACCCAAGTCTTGTGACGTTGTACCAACCAGGGATGGTCCTCAGTAGCAATAATGGTTTTTCCGTTTTTAAACTTAATTTCAAAAACAGGTTTTTCAACTGGGATATTGCCCACCACGGTACTTTTTCGAATAAGCCTATTCCGCCGCCCCTCCACAGCTTCCTCATCAAAGCCTACAACCTCATCACCTGGAACAAGTTCTTCAACGTTTCTCCAAGTTAAGTCCGCCATTAGAATCTTATGTCCCGGAGTTACGCAACTATAATATCCGACAATAATATCATAATTACTAAGGGCAGCCACAAACTCTTCAACAAGACGTCGATCCTGCGTACCATTAAACAACTCTTCTTTAGTAACTACTGCGCAATCATACCTTTTCTCACCCTTTGATTTAATTACCCAGGAAAGTACAGTACCAAAATCCGCGTTCAGGTTATCGGTTTCAATATCAAAATAGCCGACCCGAGTGCCGGGAACCTTGTACCAGGGAATACCCGTCTTTTTCTCAAATTGTTTAGCGTCTAAACGCTCACCACCATTCTTGATCTTAATAAGACCACGAGCAAAACAACTCTTGTGATCCGGCCAACGATGACGGTGAATACACGTAACATCTCCATAAGTCTCAATTACCTTTTGAATCTCACTCTCAGAATACATATTATCTCCTTACAACCTTATCCTTTAATGTTGATTGCATGTATTGCCTAGCAATCTCTACTTGTTCATCTGTTAAATTGTGATCTTCTTGTAGTCTACGAAGAAACTCATCATCACAAAAAATATAACCCGTATAATAAGATATTAAAGCACACAATGCCCTAAAACGAAATACTGCTGTTTTATTTACAACTCCTAAACGTTTACCAACTTCTCGAAATGAAAATCCAGCACCAATTAAAGAGAGGAATTCCACATCTTTATTTTTTATTATACCAAGATTTACCAATTCCGCTATCTTTTTCTCTATCAAGAGTAGATCATTATAAGAGTCTGAATCCAGATTGAATGCAGATTCATAGCTATCATGATCAGTATCTGCAATACTTTTTTCAGGTGAAGAAACAGCGTTATGAATCTCGTCACTTCTCCTAAGTAGGTACTCTATATACCAAGACATTACTCACCCTCCCGCCTGCACATTTCATAATGAGCACAATTCTTACAGGCACCACTTATTCTACCAATACCATTATAACCAAATAACCCTTGTCGAATAAAACTTTTTGTTTTAATAATTCTAATTACATCCGGAATAATAGAACTAAAAAGCTCTTCTTCTAACTGTTTATCATAATCAAACTTTACAATTCTACCCTTTGTAAGGGAAGCAAACCCTACAAACTCAGCCGGAACACTGAACAATCTACGGAATGCATAGTTATAAATAATAAACTGCGGGTCGTTCGCAACAGAAAACGGTGTTGAGACTGAAGTTTTCCAGTCTATAACCATTTTATTTTCCACACTTACACGATCCATTTTCCCTACTAAGAAAAGATCTTCTCCAATTTCGAGACGAAAATACTTTTCAACAAGATCATTTTCATTAAGAAGATAGTAAAAGTTTCCAAAGAAACTCTCTAACATTCTAACACATTTATCCTTCTCTGGACCTTGCAAATTTGTAAGGTTTACATATTCGTAAGCAGCTCTCTCATCCCGCCAGTAATCCTCGATCACCTTATGGACTACAGAACCTACTAATTGTTCTGTAGTTTGTATAGCTTGTTCCGGATAATTGATTCTAAAATCAGCCCGTTTAGAACATACCAGAACATCTTTAATCATGGAAGCACTGATGTTCATACCACACTTGCTCTAGCATTTGCACTATCAGTAATATAAATATCAATCATCCCACGCATAACCTGGAAACGGAGCTTTGCTCCCTCTAGGGCGGCTTTTACTTCCGCTAATTTCATTCTTTTATCAAAAAGGTTTCCGTCTAAACCACGAATCTGATAGGTTGATTTTACTAGCTCCATAGACGGAGCCTTACCGTTGACAAAGTAATTTGGGTTGGTTGTGACTTCTGTGGTGGTCTTAGCCACTTCTTCATCAATCACAGCCTCCATCTTCTCTACCTTCTCATACAACTCACGAATTAAATCAGTAAGTTGCATCATATCATCAAAATCAGGTGGGGCAAATCGTTTATCTGACATTGCTATTAACTTCCTTTTGTATTTTTTCTAATTCTCGGCAATTTTTATATGCCTGTAAAAATAATTTATTATCCATAATAGAACTGATGGTAAAGACTACGGATCGAGTATAAGACATATCTCCACCCAGAGTGCGGTACATCTGCCACATATCCACATCCAATTCCCGCTCCCATCCTGGGAACGAAAAATATTTCTTTACTACGTCATCTACATACTCTACCTCAGCAGCTATGGTATCTGCAACCATCTGATTAGTTTGCCCGCTTGCTACCCGTTCAAGGATATCTAATACAGCATACTTTTCAACCACATCAGCCCGGATACCAAAGTTTTTCTGGTAAAGAAAAAGAAAATAATCCCATAAAGTTTCGTATTTAGTCATCTTCTTCACCATTAATCATAGTGATGTAATTCATAATTTCAATAAAATCCTCCAGGGAAAGAACAACAAAATGTTTTACCCCGGATCGAGCATCACTAAACTTACAGAATAAAGCCGGAAGAGATTGGGTGTTAGCAGCCTCTTCATGGATTTTATCAATCCACTCCTTTTTTACGGTTAATTGTTTTGATCCCCCATACCCAACTTTTGCTTCGCCCCGAATCTTTTTAGGGAACCCCGCAATCTTTCCACTAATATCCCCGGTGAGTAGACCTTCTCCCATAATTGTTCCTATTGCACCACTTCCAGGAATTCTTTTGAATGTAGCTTTATCTAAATGTTTATTTAGAAGATCCACTACGAGATTCTCCCAAGCAGTCCCTTTAACTTTAGCCCGGTTCACCATTCTCTAGTCCTCATAAATAATATTACTTTCATCAATGAATTTCAACATAACAGTTCCTACTGGTCCATTACGTTGTTTTCGGATAATATTTTCAATGATACCCTTATGCTTACTCTCACGATTATAATACTCATCTCGGTAAAGCATAATCACATTATCCGCATCTTCTTCGAGATTACCACTCTGACGTAAATCCGCAAGAGTTGGCCGTTTATCATCCCTGGATTCTAGTGAGCGGTTTAATTGTGATACAACCACACTAGTAATTCCCAACTCATTAGCTAAAAGCTTTACGCCACGAGAGATCCTCCCCAACTCATGGGTTGCTTCTGTACTACGTTCAGCCATCAACTGAATATAATCAAGGTAGGTAACAGACAGGTCGTTATTTTTCTTTAGTTTCCTAACAGTAGATGTGTAGTAGTCAATATCGGCGGAGTAGTTTGAGTCTACAACAATCTTTAAATCTCTTAGACGCTTAGTAGCTTCAAAAATAGCATCTACTTCTTTTTGATTAAGATTGCCAAAACGAATTTTACTAATTGAAATACCAGTCTCTATAGCAAGCATACGTTCGATCAAAACTTTTTTTGGCATCTCTAGTGAGAAGATCGCAACAGAGCTACCAGCTTTTGCTGTTTTTAATGCCGAGTTGCAAATCCATGCGCTCTTTCCCATCGAGGACCTTGCGGCGACAATCCAAACCTCGCCTTTTCCAAAACCGCCCGTAGTCAAATCTAAACTCTGAAAACCAGTAGTCAGACCGGGCATTTTTCCACCGGCAGCAACCCGCTCCTGGATATCTCCATAAGCAGCGGTTAGGATATCACTAAAATCTGCTAGATCTTCTTTACCATGTGCTGTAGCTAAATTATCCAGAGTACGGCGAATTTGTGACAGTGCTAAATCTACCCCACCAGCTTGTACAGTATTTTGTGCATCTGTAGCAGCTTGGATTAGTGATCTTCCGCGATAAGAATCAATAACTAAATTCTCATAGAAACTAATATTATCTTCTGGATAAGAAGCATTATATAAGTAAGTAAGTAATTGTTCTCCACCAACCTGTGGGAGCATCCCCGTACTTTCCATGTAACTTCTCAAGATCGGAAAAGAAGCTGCATTCCCGTCTGCATTAAGATCTGCTATGGATTGGAAAATCATCTCATAGTTCTTAGTTGCAAACATTCCGTGCCGTAACCCAGTAAGTTCATAATACTTACCAGGATTTTTTAGTATAATACTTAGAACAGCAATTTCAGCATCGTGATTAAAAAGCTCACTCATCTAAATTCCTCATGAATACCTTTTTATTTTTACCGAGGTCTTTTCTTTGTTTGTTGATAAAATCTTCCAGGGTTTCTTGCGGATATGCTTTCATTTTCTCTAAGCGTTTCTTAGCAAAGTAAGAAAGAAGCCCTGCTGGATTTCCTGGACGAACATTATCCATATCTGCTACATCTAGCACTGAAAAATAAATTAACCTAGCTCCATAGATTTTAACTAACTTAGAGAAAATACCCATCAGTTTTCCATCTATGTTTGTATCAGTTAGCTCACCAAACATTCTGGCTAAGTGGGTACCTGCCCGACTAGGTTCATTCTCAAGTAAATCAGCATATTTAGCTGCGAGTCCGTCGTCCATTTGTCCACCATTCTCCGCTATCCCAATAGATTGAAATTAAATTTAACTCCGCTTCCCAGTATAATCCAATACTGAATGTTTGTAAATCACCAGTACCTGGATGGAATGACCAAGTAATACAAACAAATGACAACAACCAGATACTTTTAAACGGCGATTTAAAATCCGCAGAATATATTTTATACAGGTTCACAACCGAACCCTTACAGAAACGGGCTGCTCTTTTTGTGCTTCCTTCTGTATCTCAATAAATGCGGGGTGGTCATATCGCCCTTTTCGAGCAGCATCCCACTCGGAGAAATCACTAACACCTAGATCTGTTAACATCTTAATTAAAACCGGGATTGCCCAGTAATGGTTTAAAATTGTATGCAGATTGCTCGAGTTGATCTTAACCTTACTTACAGAACCAACCTCAATCACAATTGAGTCATCTTTTATAACCGTATTCATGTTTATCCTTCTTTCAAGTATTTCGTGGGGTACTGATTTGCACAGTTTTCTTACTACCTTTCCCGCAGCAGCGGTAGGATACGCCTTTTACGCTCCCACTTACTTCTTATTTAGCTACCAAACAGATCCGAAATAGCGTCTTGAATGTCAGACTCTACTTCCTTTGATACTTTCTCAACCTTCGGAAGATCGCTTTGCTTTTCTTCACGACGGGAGAGGAAGATATCCCGCAACTGAGCACCGTTGACCAGATCACCAAGTTCCTGAGCAGTAAGCCGAATGGTTGCAGTTTCCAAATCCCACAACTTATACTCACCGTCCAGAATATCCCGATTCGTTGAGGCCATCGGGGTAATGGCAGTCTTGCCATTAGCACTCTTAGTTACCAGCCAATTTACATCAAAGTTATTGAGACCAATAATATCGTTATTATCATCAAGAGTAGAGTTGTGCAGAGCGAACAAAACGTCTGCATTACTCTGACTGATCCCAAGAATCTTAACTTTGTTAGACTTGGTAACAGGAACCTCAGCTACCATAACATTACACTTGTAGCACATCGGGGAGAACTTCCCATCTGCACCACGCTTTACTTCGGCACCACAGCCCGGGCACACTTTAACCTGAGTACGATCCAAAACATTCATCAAGAAGCGAGTCTGACGAGACATGAATCCCTTCTGCTTATTATAGTCATGAGGAAACTCGACCATCAGGCGTTTGTTTGTCTTACAAATCGGGCAATCCTCACCGGGACAAGCAATCGTCAGCTTACGATCAGGGATGTAGTGAATAAAAACCTTGTGTGGGGTAGCCAACACACGTGTAGTGTGCTGTCCAACCGATAAAGTCAAATACTCCGGTTTTTCAAAAGTTGACCGAGGTTGCTCTTTCTTCTCAAAAATTGAAACATCAAAATCAGCGCCCATATTATTCTTCTCCTGTAGTCTTTAGGTGTCCATTAAGGACTTGTTTTAATTCATCAAATGTTTGTACCTTTGATTTTTCCAAAGCAGCGATCACATCTTCTGATGCAAGACCGGCGGTTTGTTTTACCAAAGATATATATCTCTGAAAACTTATCTCGGTTGTCAGTAACTGCAAATATCGAATTCGATCAATCACTTCTGGATTGAAAGCGATATCTGCGGGAATCTGGGTAATCTCTTCCCCAAATTCTATATTCTTATAATCTCCGAGCCAATACAATCTTTTCACTCTTAGTGTTCTCTCCATATCATCTCCTATAGTATAAATTTACCCCATTTGGGGTTTTACTTTATTTATTATTCAGTTATTAAAGTTCTTCAGCAACTTCGGGAAGCAAATCTTGCAATTCCTTCGTTCGCTCGTTACGCATAATAGTATAGCATGCTTCTACTACCTTGTCAAGTACCTCTTTGTTTTGATTAAGAAATTCTAATGTTTTCCCTAACCCCTGACCAATATTCTCTCCTTCAAAACGATAGTAAGCACCTGCTTTATTTATGACACCAATAACTTCTGCAAACTCTACAATGTCCCTAGTCCGATCAATCCCAATGCCCCACAGAATAGGGATAAAGTGGGATTTGAAAGGCCGAGCTAGTTTATTCTTCTTAATGCTAAATGTAGTCAAGATACCAATTTCTTCATCACCTACAGTAATACGAGTAGCCTTACTTCCTGTAGAGGCGAGAGAAATTCTCAAACTACACATATGCCGAAGAGCATGTCCACCCGGGCTTTCCAAAGTCGGGACATAAGCTCCGATCTTATCTCGTACTTGATTCACAAACACAAAAGCAGTTTCTGTGTTCCGAATTGCATGACTATTTCTTCGTAAGAACTTAGCAAGATCTTTAGGGATAACTCCCATTGTATCTTTCTCAAACTCGTTCGCTCGTTCTCGTTTTGAAACAAGATTAGCCAGAGAATCTAAGAAGATACAACCAAACTCGCCCGAAGCAATTGCTTGCTCAGATGCTGTAAAAGCATCGTCTGAAAGATCTGTTTGCAGAAGAATAAAATTCTCCTCAGTCGCCTCCGGAGCAATCATTCGAATATAATTATAATCCAATCCATGCTCGGCGTCAATATACAAAACCTTCTTACCAGAGAGGATAACATTCCTTGCTATACTCAAGCAGATGGTTGTCTTCCCGACACTTTCTGGACCATAAATTTCTGTGAACTTTCCAATTGGAATTCCACCAATTCCTGTACAGTAATCTAAACTAAGTGATCCCGTTGAAATTGCACGAACATCTCCGTACATCTCATCTGTAACAACATAGTCAGAATACTGCTCAAGAAAACCCTTCAAGAAATCCTTGCTTTTTGCCATACTTAATCCTTATACCATGAATCAGAAATAAAAACATCTAACACTGCGGGAATTTTTCCCAAAAACCTCTGTTCAACCTCTTCCATAGTTTTCTTCACAAAAGCGGTTGCCTCCTCTACTATTTCTTCTCGTACTTCAAAAACCAGTTCGTCATGGACCTGAAGTAAAATTCTAAACTCATCTCCAAACGGCTGTGTTCTGTCCAAAGTAACCATTGATAATTTAACAATGTCTGCACTTCCTCCTTGAATAATATGATTAATTCCTTCTCGTTTTATAGCGGACGTAAGTTTCTCATACTCAAAAGCATCCTTATATAAAACCTTCGCTTCAAAATTCCGTCTCCTGCCATAAGGTGTAACAGAATAACCTAACTCTAAAATCTTCTTTCCGGCGGCAGGAATAAACCTACCTAAGTTTGGGTATCCGGTGAAATATTTCCGTAGATAATCCCTGCCTGTTTCAATTGGGAGACCAAAATTGTATAGTAAGCCGTACTCAGTTGTTCCGTACACAACAGCAAAATTCAAAGTCTTCCCATCTTTGCGTTGATCCTTTGTAACCTCTTCAACGGGCACACCAAAAAGAAGAGAAGCTGTTTTTATGTGCAAGTCAATTCCATCAATAAAAGCCTGAGACATAACTTCTTCATGACTCACAGCAGCCAACAATCTCAACTCAGCTTGAGAATAATCTGCTGTAATAATCTTATACCCAGAACGAGCTACAAAAGCCGTCCGGTATTCGTTCTTCTTCGGAATATTCTGCATGTTCGGCGTATTTGAAGAAAACCTTCCCGTCTCTGTCCCAAGTTGATTAAGCTCACAATGAATCCTACCATCTACGGGAGAAATATAATCAATAAAATTCTCTCCATAAGTATTCATCTTCTTCTCCAAATCACGATGGGTCAGGAGAAGATTAATAAACTCGTATTCAAACCGAAACTTACCAAGTGTCTTCTTATCAACAGAAGAAAGCCCAGGAATTCCACATAACTGACCAATAATACACCCGATTTGCTTATTTGAGTTAAAATTAACATTAGAACATACTATATGAGCTATATTCTCAGGAACCGTTGTTTCTGATAATTCCTTCTGGAATTTCTTTGTTCCTACTGGTATAGCAAGAAACTCAAATGCCTCAAGAGCATTAGAAAATTCTTTTGTGGCAAACAAAACCCGGAACTCATTATACAAGTCAAACAGCACTTCTTTGTCCTGTTTATCAAGAGTTTCAACCAACCCAAGCCAGGCTTTTTTATCTAAAAGAAGACCGGAATACTCCATTTTCGCCACGGTTGATACTAACTCATTTTCCAAATCCAGGACCCGCTGTTGGCGTTGCTCTTGCAGAGCGACTACCTGTTTTTGATAAATGTCCGGAAGATATTTAACATCCAGAACGGAGTACAGGAGTTGTTCCTGTGTGAAAGAATCAACCTCCGGATTAAATCCTTCAAAAGTTAAACGGACTTCTTTATCAAGGACAACCCCACAATACTTCTCTACGAGAGAAGCGAGGGAGAAGTATTGAGAAGAAAGCCCCTGATTAATTAAAACTTCAGCCAGCATTGTATCATGGACACTCCGCATCCATTCGCCTGTTACGCGATAGATGACCTTCAGGTCGTATTTAGCGTTATGCATGATAGAAAGCTTTCCTGAGTCTATGATTAACTTAATAACATAAGAAGCAAAATTCTTTTGTTTATTAAGATCAATAATAAATAAATCTTCTTCAATGCCAAGTTGAAGAAGAAGTGGTGTACACTCAATTGGATTCTTTGAAGTAGTCTCCGTGTCAATAGAAACCAAATTACTGCCTATCAATTTTTTCACTAACTTATTTTTATTAGTGTTATCTACTAAAGTAAACAATTTATTTTTCCTTTATTTGACTACCAGGTTTTTTCAACCTCTCACTTCCGCAGTGATCGGCGGCTCAATTATTCTGAGCGTCACTTTATCTTTTTATATTATACACGTTTCGAACGTTTTGTCAATAGAATTGGTACCTTACAAATTTGTAAGGTGTTCATATTCAGTTGTTAATGTGCTAGACTCTTATTATACATAGCAAATTAGTTCTGTCAAGAAGCAAATTGCCTATTGACAAATATATTATTCCTGATATACTTTATCTAAAGGAGAATGCGGTGGCTATAAAAGCAAAAGACAAGTGGGCTTGTTCATACTGTGGTAAGCAGTTCAAGAGATCAATGGATGCGGATCTTTGTAGAGATAACCATGATCTAGTGTATGTTATGCTTAGTAAAAATGATCTTAATAGGTTAGTTCAGTTTATTTTTCTTCGGGATGAAGAACTATTAACCCCAACCCTAGTAAAAAGTTTACGATTTTATCTGAAAGGAAATGATAAGAATGATCTGTCCCCAGTGCCAGAAGATTATGGAAAACTATAAATTAGAATTCCTACTTGGAGTAGATAGACCTTATGTGAATATCTATATTCATAAAGAATGCATAAAAATGGTTGGAATTGGGCAATTTGTGGCACAAAACAAAGAAAAACTGTATAATATCTATAGTGAACAGATCAAGTCAAAGGGAGTAAAAAGTGCCAGAGGAAACTGAAAAGCATTACACAGATAAACGATATTCCAAACGGGTCAGAAATCTCAAACAATATAGAGATCTTTCTGACGTAGAATTTGATGAAAAGATGGCCGAGTATGAAATGAATGCTCAACCGTCTATGACGTTAGAAAGACGGATTGATGCCAAGCTTTCCTCTTTCACCGAAGACTATGATCTTACTGATCTTAAGATTAATGATCAATTAGTTCTCCGGGCACTTATTCAGGCCATTCTTCAGCTTGAAGATCTCGAGCAAGTTAACAATAATATTCGTGGTATGGGCGTATCTTTAGATAATATTACCATACTCCGTGAGTTGAATAACATGATGTCTTCTCTACGGAAAGATATTTCCTCCATGCAGGAAGATCTTAAAATCACCCGTAGGCACCGTAAAGGTGATAAAGAGCAGAGTGTTATCAACTATCTTGAGGATCTTAAAATCAAGGCAAAAGAGTTTTACAAATCTCGGATGGCCTACGTTTACTGTCCGGAATGTAAAATGCTTTTAGGTACGGTGTGGTTTAACTACCCAGAAAGTAAGAAGACGGTTTTGAAATTTAAATGTGAACACGATCTCCCGTCTTCTGATGGTAAAGTTACTAAGTGTGGTACATACGTTGAAGTTACCCCGGTAGAATTAATGGAAAAAGGTGGAACAAATATTACCAATGTCCCAGAAACATTCAAATAAGGTTTTATTCGCTGGTGGGGGGAGAAGGGTTGCCCTGTCTAAAAGATTTCTCTCTTCTGGCTTTTCCGTAGAAGGATATGAATTAGATCCACGTTGTCCACTAGCTAATGTTGGAACTGTTCATAAAGGCTACGCTTGGGGAGATCCGCGTTTCAGAGTTGACTTTCTTAATCTCTTGGAAGTTGGTAATTTTGATCTTGTTATCCCACTTCAAGATGCTGCTGTAGCTATGCTCTCTTCTTTTGTCTTACCAAATCTAGTGTGTTCAGAAGAAGAAGCAGCGGAGACTTGCTTGGATAAAGGGAAGTTTGAAGATTTTATGTTACAGAATTTCCCACACATTTATCCAAAAATAGTTCGAAGTAGTTTTCCGGTTATTGCAAAACCGATTCGTGGTTTCGCTTCTCAAGACTTGCATAAGGTCTACAACTATGATGATCTACAGCACTTTTCTAAGAACCCGAACTATGTTATCCAGAATTTTGTATTTGGTACTGAGTATTCGGTAGATTCTTACTTTAGTCCTTTAGGTGTTTGGTATGGTTCTGTACCTCGTATTCGTAGCAGGGTTAGTGGTGGAGAAGTAATCTCAAGTGAGACAGTCTCCTTCCCGGAACTTGTTCACCTTACAAAGAGAGTGAGTACGCTTATGGGACTTACTGGACCAACTAATACCCAGTTTATTGTTTCCCAAGATGGGGAAATCTTTATGACAGAAATCAATGCTCGATTTGGTGGTGGTTGCACTCTTTCAATGGAGGCGGGGTTAGATGTCCTATCCTACTTAAAGATGGATTATTTAGATGGGCCCGAGGTTGATCCCATCTTAGGTGGATATAAAGTAGGTTTAAAATTAGAAAGAAGTCACCGTGACCACTTCTTTAACTAGACCTCTAAAAATTGCTATAGACCTCGACGGAACTGCTTGGAAACATACTTATTTCTTTTCTGAATTTTGTCAAGCAATGGTCAAGCGAGGTCATCAGGTAGGAATTCTAACCGCCCATTCTCCAGATCTTGCAGATTCTGATTATGATCTGTGGAAGAAAAGAGGATTCCCGGAACCAAGTTTTTATATCTGTAATTCAGATAAAGAGTGGATCGGGAATTTAAAAAGAAAAGAAATGATTAAAAATCATATTGATGTTTTATTTGATGATTTTGGTGGGAATAATACCGCTATAGAAGATACCTTCTTCTCTACTGGGGAAATTAATACGGATAAGGTTTTAATTCTAAAGGTTATAGGTAGTGAATAATATTTTAGATTTCTCAAATGCAGAATCTTTTTATCGGTTTGGAAGGGAACAGCCCCACTTACAGATCTTAGATTACTGTCTTAACAAAGAAAAATTTATGGGGCAAATTTTAGAGTTTGGAATTTGGACTGGTATTTCTACTAACCATATTGCTTCAAAGATTAAGCCTAGAATTTTACATGCTTTTGATTCCTTTCGCGGTTTACAAGTAGAATGGCGTGGTTTGGAAAAAGATTACTTTGCTCTTAAGGAACAACCAAAATTAGAAAGTAATGTTAGGTTATATAATGGTTATTTTTCAAGCACCGTCTGGGATTTTCTAAATAATTTAGACACGACTCCTATTTCTTTTATCAATATTGATTGTGACTTATATAGTTCTACTGTAGATTTCCTATTCCCCCTAAACGAACTGATTATTCCGGGGACCATCTTATATTTTGATGAGCTGTATGGTTATACTGGGTATAAAGATCAGGAATATAAGGCACTGGTTGAATTCTGTGATACATATAAAAGAGAGATTCGGACAATAGCATTTAATGATAGTATGGGCGTGGCCGTGGAGGTTTTAAAGTGAGTGATACTTTAGGTAGTTTAATTGATAAATTAAATACAGTAGACATGAAGATGTTTGCTACACAAGATGAATTCTATGTAATTCGGAAATTAAGTTATGAAGAATTTGTAGAACAATTTGCTAGTGACGAAGAAAAACTTAGAAAACTCTATGAAGTATTCCATAGAGGAATTGATTTGAACCTGCAACGCAATAATCTGATCAAGGAAATTGATGAAAAGCTCGTGGAGATGTTTATGTCCTTCGCACGAGGAGAAGATTTGGATTCTGGCAGATTTATTCAGAGACCGTATAAGACCTATGGATAGTAGGATGATATATCATGGGCATGGGGTTCCCCCATCAGATGAGGTGTTATATACCAATTACTTTCATGATATAGTTGGAAGTGAGAACGTAGCTATAGAGTGTGGTGCAGCTAATTTCGGGATATCTACTTATATATTCGAGAAATACTTTGGCTGGGCGTGCATGAATTTGGAAGCATCTAAGTATGCCTTTAAGCAGCTAGAAGAAAATAGAGTTTTAGCTTGTAACTATAATATCGCTCTTTCTAATAAGGATGGTACGGCTATTTTTAGAGATATAGTGTCTGCTCCGGGTGGGGGTAATGACAATGGTTCTCTTACACACACAGAGGCCCACCTAAAGGAGTTAAAAGGGTATGGCTGTGTGTTTGATGAGTATGCCGTTACGACTGTAACCTATAAGACCCTAATCTCGATGCCTGTTAGATTACTTGTGCTTGATATAGAAGGACATGAATTACAAGCTATATGGGGGATGTCCGGCTCTGCTTTTCTCCCACAGGTCGTGTGTGTAGAGTACCCCATAAGTGGTTTTGATAATATATTTAATGCTATGACTTCATTAGGATATAAATATAATTTTACAAGTTGCAATAATGCTTATTACTCATTTATAGAAAAGGATAGCTGGTTTGGGGCAACAGAAAGAATGAAGGACATACAATGATCCCCGTTTATAAACCATACTTTTATGGAAATGAAAAGAAATATGTTACCCAAGCGATTGAATCCTCTTGGGTTTCTTCTTCTGGGTATTTCCTCGACAAAGCCGAAGAAATTCTCAAAGATTATTTAGGTGTTAAATACCTACTCCTGACATCAAACGGAACCACTGCTATGCACTTGGTTGCCCTTGCTCTCCGCGATAAAACGGGTGCTACTGAAATTATTGCCCCGAATAGCGTTTATGTAGCTGCATGGAATAGCTTACGGTTTACTACACCCTTTTTGATGTACGTTACAGATACAGACTTAGATACTTGGAACTACCCAGAAGAAGAACTCCGACAAAATATCTACCGAGCAAATGCTTGCTTAGTAGTACATAATCTAGGAAACATAGTCAACGTTCCTGAACTAAAACGAAAATATCCACATATAACCTTTATTGAGGACAGTTGTGAAGGCTTTGGGGGAACCTATGAAGGAAAAAAAGCAGGTACGGAATCTCTAGCTTCTGCCTATTCGTGGTATGCAAACAAATCCATTACCTCAGGGGAGGGTGGAGCATTTGTTACTAATGATGAGAAGTTATACATTTTAGCAAAGAAACGCCGGGGACAGGGCCAGTCTGAGACTCGTTTTGTACATGATATTCTAGGGTTTAATTACCGCCTTACAAACTTACAGGCTGCTTTATTAGTAGCTCAATTAGAGCAGCTTAGTAAAATCCAGGTACTCAAAGAATCTCGATACTTAAACTATAAGGATCTTATCGAATCTATTGGTAATCCTAAATTGGTTATTCAGAAAACAGCGGAGAATACTACCCATTCCAATTGGATGTTTGGTATAAGAGTTATTGGTAACCCAGGTTATCATGTTGCTGAGAAGTTCTTCCTTGACCGGGATATAGAAACAAGACCCTTCTTTTATCCTATAAGCTCTCACAAACACCTGAGAGGGTCTGCTAATAACTCCCCAAAAGCAAGTCTTCTACAAAAAGAAATTATTATTTTACCGTCCTACCCAGAACTTACTTTTAGGGAACAGCAGTATGTAACCTCAGTCTTAGAAGAGTATGTAGATAAACATGTACCGTGAAATTTGTTTTTATCAGTATTATGGTAACGGTGATTATCATAATTCAAAAGAATTTGTTCGGGAACTTGTACAAGCTTTTCCAGAAACGGGTTTCTTCTATGCTCATTTACATAGTCCATATTTAACAGAAGACCTGGATAGAATCCGTTATGCACAACCACAAGAATGGATAATGGAACCATCAAAAGCCTATGTTAAAGGGCAGGCAAGTGACCTGTATTTTAATACGTGGCTTGGTTTAGATAGTAGAAACATCTTACCTGGAATTGGGTTAAGTTTAGAAAACTATAGGAAGTATTATGAATATATACTTAGATCCGCAGGTATCAGTTATAAGTTCTCTGATAATCTTACTAAATATATTCCTCGGATTAACTTTAGTAGACTATACCAGAAATCTATTGTGGATGCGTTTGTTGACGGGAGAAAGAATATTGTTCTGGTGGCTACCGGGGATGTTTTTTCTGGGCAGGCTAGAAATTTTCCGATGTTACCATTAGTAGAGAGATTAGCAGTTCAATTTCCCGATAAAGATTTTGTAGTCACTACTCCAATTCAGAATAAATACCCCAATCTTTATAGTACAGTAGATATTTTTGATAGGGCATTTGATCTAAATGCTATTGGGTATCTTAGTACCTACTGTGAAACAATTATAGGTAGGGCTTCCGGTCCTTATGTATTTACTCAAATTTATAATAATTTATTTAATCCGGATAAAAAATTCTTAGCAATAACAAACCACCGGAACAGTTCACAGATAACGATTGGGCTGACAGTACCAGCTATGCAGTTTTGGCAGAGCGATTCCGAAGATCCCTACAAAGAGATGGAGACAGTTGTATCAATATGAAAAAGACAGTTATTGGTATTGTTACTTTTGGAAATTTAGAGTTCACACAGTTAGCGGTACAATCAGTTTGGGATACTGTAAAATCTCCGTATAAATTGTGTATTATTGTAGGGAAACCTGGGGATGGTGATACCGCTGGTTGGTGTGCTCGAAATGATATTCCTCATATTGTACACAATCAGAACTACGGGTTCCCCTATTCTTTAAATGATCTTTATGATTTTACTTGGGAACACTGGAAATATGATAATCTAGTAACAATGGGAAACGACGTCATTGCTTACCCATATGCAATTGATTCCCTAATATCTGTAGAGGAGAAGATAGGCTATGATTGGTTATGTTCACAAGAATATAATGTCAAAGCTTTAGTAAAAGATTTCCCTGAAGTAAGACCTCTTTTTAATGGGGAAGATCTAAAATTTGCTTCGTGGAAAGAAAAGCCGTGGGAGCGATTTACAGGTTGGAGTGATCAAGTCGGATATGATGTTGGAGGGGGAATGAGTGATACACATAACTTAGCGTTATATACTCGATCTTTCTTCGATCAGGTGGGTTATATTGACGTAAATCACTACCCGGCTTATTTTGAAGACAACGATTTAGCACGACGGGCAATCCTTGCTGGAACCAAATCTGCAAAAGTTACAAATTCTTATTACTTTCATTTTTGGAGTAGAACTATCAAGCAAGGAAGTGGTGGATCTAATAATAAATTCTTCAACCTAAACCGGAATTACTATATCCGTAAATGGGGAGGAGATTTTATGAAGGAAAGATTCTCAATTCCCTTTAATGGGGCTGAAACGGAGATTGGTGGGGTTCATTTACCAAACTCATATAAAATTGATAGTCGAGAAGGGGAAGATAAAATCGTTGCTTATTGGAGAAATAAAGCCTAATGGCAATTAAGGAACTAGTATCTCAAGAAGATTTGGTATTCTATGAGATTATGAAAAACCCGGTCTTGTTTGGTGAATTTGTATATAACATGGACCGGTTAGATAGAGAAGAGAAGTTTGCTTTTACTGTATACCAAAAGGAATTTCTTCTTGATGTTAGTAACTACCAATCATTAGCCTGTGGTCGAGCAGTTGGAAAAACTCTAGGGCTGTCAATACTAATGATTTGGTACCTTGTATTTAATGTATTTCCAAATGATTATATCTTATATACAGTTCCTTCTAAAGTTCATCTGGAACCTGTGTTTACTAATCTTATTCGGTTATTCAGAAGCAATTCTTTTCTAAAACAATTCATTGAACCTCGGGGTGGTATTAACGGGTCAGATTATACAGTCAAGCTGCTGAATCAAGCTACCCTTCTATGCCGTATTGCAGGACAAAGTGGAACCGGTGCTAATGTAATTGGTTTACATACTCCGGTTATACTTTTGGACGAGTGTATTGTAGCTGGACAGGGGGTAGCCTGTCCACGGGGTAGCAGGAAAATAGCTGATCTTGCGGTTGGCGATAAAATTCTTTCCTGGAATGGGGAAGATATCGAGGAAGACAGTGTGATTTCAGTTCAAAAAGTAAAAAGAAACCAGCGAGTTTTAGAAATTGAAACCAACTCTGGAAAAATTAAAGTAGGTGAAAACCACCGGTTTTATACAGATAGTGGGTATGTTGAAGCCGGAACACTAAATGTTGGGGACACACTTTATTCTATTGAACCCCCTAAGCACGGTGCTTGGACCAACAGTGAAATTTCCTATGTAAAAAATGCTACATCTAATGGTGTCCCTGTTTACGAAATTGCTAAAACTCTCCACCGGACCGCGCAATCTATTTTTAGAAAGATCGCCCGTCTGGGTACTTCTGTTCGTGGTTCCTTCGATGATGTTCCATTAACATCTGAACAATATCAGATTATTGCTGGATCATTATTGGGAGATGGTTCTGCTGGTATAGAAATCAATAGGGCTAGATACCACACAAATCATAGCCTAAAACAAAAAGAATATGTGGATTGGTTACGATCTAAGCTAGGTAGACTTGTCAGGGCAGAGCCTAGAATCTCAAAAAACGGTGGTTGGGGAGAATATAATTATTCCTTTGGAACACTCGGCCACCCGGAAATTTTAGCTTTGGCAGAGGAGTTATATATCAATGGAAAGAAAACCGTAACCAGGTCCTATCTTGATAGGTTAGACTCACTAGGTTTAGCTGTTTGGTTTATGGATGATGGCTCAACCAGTGGGATGTGGTCAACGCATTCTTTCTCCGAAGAAGAGAATAAACTCATTCAAGAATATTTATTAGAGAAGTGGGGCATTGAGTCCACTGTTTACTTTGTTTCAGATAAAAACCTGTATTGTATTCTAGTAAAGAATTCCTCACTGAAAGTTCTCAGGAAAATTATAACTCCTTATATTCCAGAATGTATGCAATACAAGGTAGGGAACGGGACTTATAATAATACTATTCCGGAAATAGAAGTAGTAAAAAATGCCGAGAAAAAAGAAACCCTTCTCCCGAGAAAGATCCTCAGTATTCGTGTTATAAAAAGAACAAAAGCGGGGTATCTTTATACACTTGAGGTAGAGAAAAACCACAACTATTTTGTCGGTGGAATTCTTACTAAAAACAGTGGTTATTACCCCCACAGAACTTTCCAAGAATTACAGCCCTCCCTAAATACATTTACTCCTGGATTTAAACTTCTAACCTCAGGCGTACCTACTGGCCTACGAGAAGGAAATGTTCTTTACCATACCGATCAAGAAAACTCAAGCTACTCTAAGCACAGGGTTTCCGCCCTTCAAAATCCACGTTTTTCTGAAGAAGATAAACAACGTGCTCTTGAGCAGTATGGTGGGGAGGATTCTGAAGATTACATTCACTTTGTGTGTTTTACCCCGGAAACTCCTATTATTACTAGTTCTGGTATTAAGCCAATATCAAAAGTGGCTAGTGGTGATATCGTATTAACTCATACAGGAAACTGGAAGAAAGTTACAAATACATTTTCTAGGGAATATTCTGGCAAGATTCTGGGGATTAAGACGGAACGTTATTATAATCCTATTTGGTGTACCCCAGAGCACCCGGTTTATGCAAAGAGATTAAAAAAAGTTTCTTGGAAAGGAAATTCAGAGTGTGCTTTATGGAAAGGAAACATACGACGGGTTAGAGATAACCATAAAAATGCTGTAAGTCTTTTGCCTGAATTTGTTTTGGCAAGTAAATTAGAACGACTAGACCGGGTTTCTTTTCCCAAAGCAACTTTTACAAAAAAGCTACCAGCTAGAATTGATCTTAAGGATCTGGGTACTGTGAGAGGCGATTATGTCTACACAAAGGTAAACGCACGTTTTGGAAAATCCCGTTTGGTTTCTAAAACACCTAGATATTTGGAAGTTACAGATGATTTTCTTTTTTTCATTGGTATTTTTATTGCCGAGGGTGGGAATTCTCTGGCCCGCGGTCAATGTTCTATCTCATTAAATGTTAATGAGATAAACATAAAAAATAAAGTTATCGCCTATTTAAAAAGTATAGGACAAAACCACTGGGTAACCGTTGTAAACAATAGTTTGCAGGTGTGTTTCGGTTCCAGAACCCTATCAAACTTTTTGTCTAAGTTTGTTGGGTGTGGTGCAGAAAATAAACATATTCCGGCAGAGTTTTTAGGGGTGGATTCAAGAGAGTTACTTCCCCTTTTAGATGGTTTATTTTCAGGGGACGGGTCTTGCAGAGTAAAAAAGCACAGATTTGAAGCCTCCTATACTACTATATCAAAGAGACTCGCCGATGATATTTTGTTTATTTTATACGGACTCGGTGTAAGAGCAGAGCTTTTAAAGAAAATCAACACAGATTATAAATATATCTGTGCAAATAAGAAACCATCTTTGGGAAGACCTGTTTATACCCTACGTCTGGGTCATACAGATATCGCAGCGATTTATACTAATAAAGTTAGTATAGAGAATACATTCGATGACGGTTCTTTAGCGATTCCGATCAAAAAGATTGGTGAAGCTGAATATACTGGTTTAGTTTATAACCTAGAAGTAGAGGACGATAATTCTTATGTGACTTGTGGATTTTCGGCACATAACTGTGGGTTGCATGGAAAACCTGTATTTTCTCTCTTTGATCGTGGAGCTTTTGAGATTATTAATAACCCGGTTTATAAATTGGTTATTAATGGGTGGGAAATTTCTGAGAACATTGATGATTATATCACCCGTGCAAACTTAATCCCACAAATCCCAGACAAGTCTTATAAATGCATTATAGGGATTGACTTAGGTTATACGGAACCAACAGCAATTATTATTCTATATCAAGATGGCTACGGAAGAATTAAATTCCACGCTCGTATTACCCTAAATAAAGTATCCTACACCATTCAGGATCGGTTTATTGACCTTCTTGATTCTAAGTTTAAACCCTATATTATTGGTATAGATGAGGGTGGTGTTGGTAAGCCGGTTGTCCAAAGATTGAAAGAATCCTTAGACTATGCCCATAAGGATTATCATAAAAGACTGATACCGATCAATTTCTCTACTGCTATTGTTATGGGAACAAATTCAGATGGTGAGGAGATTAAAACTAAAACAAAACCCCTAGCTGTTTCAGTATTACAAGAATATGCTAATAACCATAAAGTTGTATTCTCTAGTACAGATTTTGAAATGGTTACAGAACTTGAAAGAATGACTTATTCTAAAACAGTAACTGGGGAAATTGTTTACAAAACGCTCACCGAGCGAGGAGGTAAAAAAGGCGAAGACCACTTCACAGCAGCCCTCCTATGTGCGATACTAGCCTACTATCTAGTCCATGAAACTATGGACTTCACAAAAAAGCGACAGAAGCTGATGAAAAGCTCTTGGTTCGCAGGATAACAAATTATGGAACGAACAGAAAAAAGTCAGTTAGCTAAGGCACAATATAGCTTCATGACGTCTCCCAGCTCTACTCCGTGGGGTCCTCAAGACATAGACAAAATGGATTCGGCTCCGCACAAAAACTACGGTGAGGTAGTAAAGGAGTGCAGGTTCTTTTATAGAAAAGATCCGATTGCTGGTACAGTTGTAGATAAACTAATTGAAATTGGTATTACGGATTTGGTCATTAGTAAGGGAAAACTCTCCCCGAACGAGCTAAAAATCTTTACGGCTGTAAAAGATAGGTTACAAGAATTTGCTGAGACCTGTGCCGTTGAATACCTTTTAACCGGTTTAGTTTATCCCGAAGTGAAATTTGCAAGCCTTCCAACCTCTGATTTCAGAGAGTACGGGATTAAGAAGATGTCTACCATCTCCGTTCCTGTTTCTATGTGGGTTAGAGATTCCTCAACAATTAAAATCAACTCCCCAGAACAATCAGATATGCTATCCTACTATCTAGTTGTTCCCGATAAGACCATCTTTTTTATCACAAATAAAGGTATGTATCCAGATGGTACTAAGGATCTGCCTTTGTACGAAAAATGGTTAAAATACTACCCAGCATTTGTAGCCGAAGTTCGCAAGGGAACTAAAGAATTTAAGCTAGAACCTGAATATACCGTGTCTCGGAGAAAACCGTTGGCAGATAGTAGCTACCCAACACCCTATCTCCATGCCGCACTCGAAAGCCTCAAGCATAAACGAAACCTAAAAAGACTAGACTACTCCCTGGCAGCTAGAGCAATTGGTGCTATTCAGCAGTTCAAAGTTGGTAGTGATGATTTTCCAGTAACAGAAGATGAGTCAGAAACATTCCAGAGTTTGAAAGATCAGATGACTTATAGGAACTCTGGTGGGCGTGATCTCGAACGTATTTTTCAGCTTTTCACAAACCATACTGTAGAAATCAAATGGGTTTACCCCCCATTGGAACCCATCCTAGATGATAAGAAATATATCGGTGTGAACGAGGATATTTTCTATTCTCTTGGATTTCCTCGGATTCTGACCACTGGCGAATCACAAAGATCTGGTACTTCAGAACCGGAGTACGCTACTCTCTCTCCTGTAAAAACTATGAACAATATGCAGAGAAAGATTTTACAGATCATTAAAGATATTGTTAAAAGAATTGCTACCGAGAATAATCTTAGTGATTACCCGGAAGTTAGATTCAAACCCATTTCTCTGCATAGCTTTGTAAACTTCATCGAAGGTCTCCGTAATCTTTATGATACTGGAAACCTGAGCCGCTCGACCTATGTTGATGCTTTCGGTTATGTTTTCGAAGATGAAGCAAAACAACTGAGTGATGATAAAGATACCATGAAAAGTTACGGGTTGGATGATTTCGCACCGAAACCATACTCCAATCAACCCGGAGCACCTAAACAACCAGAAACGCCGCAAGATAAGCCAAAAACGGCTGAAAACACTAATAAAACGGCTGGAGTGAGCAATG